GCTCGAACGCGCTCATGATCGTATGCGCCGCATCGATGCTGATCGTTTCATTGTCGGTGATGCCCATCCATTCATCAATCTTGGCCTCACTGTCCGGGTCCACGACATGGGGGAGCACGCCGCGTCTTATCCGGAGCAGCTGTTCACCCAGATCCTTGGTGTCCACAAGGCGGTCGATCCCACAATGCTCCATCGCGTCTCGCTCAGTGATGATTGTCATCCTGTCCACACACCCAAAAAATTTTTGAATCATGATTCAAAAATGCTCCCGGAGAGGCTCGAACTCTCGACCTTTGGCTCATAAGACCAACGCTCTAACCAACTGAGCTACGGGAGCTCTGACACCGATGGGATTCGAACCCATGCGCAGTAAAGCAGCGGATCTTGACTCCGCCCCCTTGGACCGACTCGGGCACAGTGTCTGACACCGATGGGATTCGAACCCATGCGCAATGAAGCAGCGGAGCTTAAGTCCGCCCCCTTGGACCAACTCGGGCACGGTGCCTTTTTCTTCAGATTCATCATGATGCTTAAATCAATTTTTTTTGGTATTAGGGTGAGAGGAGGATGAATTGGTCGTAGTAGTGGTGGAATCGGATGTGGACGGGGTGGAGTGATTGGGACAATCGGCGGCATCTGCCGATGATTTCGAGTGAAGAGTCGTGCTTGGTCTTGGTGAACGCGTGGGCGGGGCAGCGGGTCATGGTGCGCTCGATATCGAGAGGATCGGTGAGGCGTTTGTCGATGGTCATGAGGTACATGCCCTCCATGGCAAAGACGACGTGTCTCCGAGTGCCGTGCTCCAGGTTGGACCGCATGAAGAGGGCGACGTCGTCCCTGCTGGGCCAGCCGATGGGCACACCGGATCGGCGGTACTCGCAGAGGGGGTGTGTGTGGAAGGGCAGCACCGTGTCCCAACGGTGTGATCGGAGCCACTGGTCCTCCAGCTCGAAGGACGACGAGTCGCCGAGGACGATCCGGAACTCGCACCCCATAAACACAATGAGGCCGGCAACCTCCTCGTCATCAAAGAGCATCGGCATGACCCATTCCTCCCAGTGGGAGGGCTTGTAGAGGAGATCGAGGGGGGTCGTCATTTAGTTATACGGCGGCGGTGATTATATTCGGGTCGGCGTTCTCGATCTTCAGCTTGTCGGGGAAGGTCTGGATGCGGATGCCCATTGCGCCGAGTTCCTGGAAGAGGAGCTTGCACGCGTAGGGTATGTTGATGCTGACGACGGAAGATTCATGGGCGTGGTCGCAGTCGCAGGTCGTGCCGTCCTTGGGGGGCATCCCGCAGGCGCTGCAGACATTCATCTGGAAGGGGTCGGACATGTCGAAGAGCCTTTCGAGGAGGAATCGCGAGACCCCGTGGCTGATCATGCAGTTGTGGGCGACGACGCCGTCGGCGAGGAAGGACTCCGTCTTGTCGACCTGGATGTCGAAAACGCGGTGTTCGCCGATGGGCTTCATTGAGAGCACTCTTAGTGAAATAGTGCACAATCCATCTTCTCCGCGTTTGACACCATACTGTATCTGGTCGTTGTCGCAGGTGAATAATGACAAGGCTCCGATCTTATCGAGAAATTTGTCTGCTGTAGGAAAACCCTTGGATGTGAATTTTCCAAAAGAAGTTCCCTTGACAAGGTGATCAGTCATGTCATGTGTGGATGGAATAGCGTATTCATGGAATAAGGGCTCTGTATCCTCCAGTTCCTTGACAGCCTGTTCAATAGCCTTTTTGGTGCTGACTTTCTTGTTGGGATTTTCAGTCTTGATCTTTGAAAAGTTCGTGAGGGCGTCCACGCGTTGGACCAACCAATTGTGTTGGCGCTTGACTTGATCTCGGAGACGGAAATAGCATACCGATGCCTGCAATCGTTGAGATTTGTGATGGCAATAGCGGAATCCGATCTTTTCCGCGAATAGGATGAGTTGTTCGATCTCAATATGAAGTGTTATAGAGAATGTTCGTTGGTCATCACTACCTCCAACGATCTTCTTTGAAGATGTGGTCTCCTTTGGGTTTTGGAGAGAAACCCGAGTAATATCGAATCGCTTCAGAAGGATGACAAAATTCTCAAAAAACGCGGTCAGCGAAGAGAGCAGAGGCAGTCGAGTAGACTTGGAGAAGCAGACGCTCGTCAATTGATCCCGCTTCCCCCGGTGCATGGCGAGGTAGCATGTATGACCATCCCCTCCGAACATGCCTCCAAGGAATTCACGCAGGATGGGCAGTGGGCAGGATGGATCCATGATGAAGCTGGGAAATACCATCGGTTGATCGGTCTTGTTTCCCCGTGTCATGCCCTCCAATCTTAGTATGTCGTTCTTTATCTGATGAGGCAGGGATATGATGTACACATTGCTCCTTTCACAGAGATCCACTACCTCGGGTGAAATCGTCATTCGACGACAGATTGTGTTGATATCGTCGCAGCATGCAACGACGTCCATGTGGTGGCCGAGATACACTTGGCAGAACGAACCATTACGGCAAATATGGCCATCCGTGCTCAGAAACCCAATGAGTCTTACAAAGGCCATACTGCGCAATAACTCGCTGGGTGTGTCTGCTCTGTATTCACCCAGCAGAGACCAATCTGCACACTGCTCCAATTCTCGCTCCAGATGGAGGACCGGATGCTCCAGACTCACTCTAAGCACCGTCTCATTGGGGACAATCTCGTGCGCCCGGATCCACCGATTGTCCGATGTGAGAAAAGGATGTCGGACAGATGGATAAACCTTCCGACCATCCTCTAACACCATCTCATAGCAGTCTCGCAATCCCTTGTCCAAGAAATCCACTTGTCGTGAAGAAACCATCAACTCCGATGACGCATCCCACGATAACACAGACCAGCCACAAGCACGCATATCCTGAATCGGCACAGATAATCCACATGTCAGCGAAATCACAGTATCATACCTGACTGCATCACGCTCCATCTCTCCGAAGCGTAATCCGCCGTCTTTGGAGCGGCCTTCGCAGGGTTGTCGGAAGAGGGTTTGGACGTTGCCAAAGTTGCGTGCGTGGATTTTGGAGTCGACGAGGTGTTTGAGGCGTTGGTAGTAGGTGGGGCCGATAAAGATGGAGGCGTCCATGAGTTCGCCGGTCATTCCGTTGAACATTCGTTCGTTGCCGTAGCGTTCAAAGCCGCATGCGTGGAGTTCCTCGCACAGCTTGTCCACGACGCCGGTGCTGTGGGATGAAAAGGCGGTGCAGTGCCGGAGGGATCCGCGGATGACGCTTGATTTGGCGCCGACGCATTCCAGGAGCTGGTTGATGGTCATGCGGGATGGGATGGCGTGCGGGTTCATGATGATGTCGGGCGTGATCCCGGAGAGGGTGAAGGGCATGTCCTCGGTAGGGAGCACGATGCCCACGGTCCCCTTCTGTCCGTTCCTCGTGGCGACCTTGTCGCCCGTCTCGATGATCTTGAGGTGCCTCAGCCTGACCCTGACGATGCGGTAGCCGTCGGGCGAGACGTGCGATAGGACCGAGTCGATGTAGCCCTCTTCGCCGTTCTTTATGGACACGGACTGATCGATAATGTCGGACTGCCCGATCCGCTGGTGCCTCTCGCTCGTCCTGCCCACAATGACATCGCCTGGGCCGACAAAGACGCCCAAACGGACAATGCCGTCGTCCCCCAGCTTGGTGTAGTTGAGGGCGCGGTGGCGGCAGTGCTCGGGGGGCAGGCGGATGACGTCGGTCGAGTTCGAGTTCTTCTTCTTCTCCTCCACCATGATGCTCCGGAAGGCGAACGACCGGAAGACGCCCCGCTCGATCGATCCGCGGTTGAAGATGACGCTGTCCTCCTGGTTGAACCCGGTGTAGCATGCGATCGCCAGGATCAGGTTATTCCCCGATGGTATGTCGTTGTACCCGATCCAGTCCGAAAGGTGTGTCCTGACGATCGGGCGTTCGGGGCTGCACAGCACGTGGACGATGGTGTCCGATCGGATGCTGTTGGTGGTCGCGTACACGCCGATCGCCTGCTTGCCCATCGAGGCCTGGTAGCACAGCCTCGGCGACTGCGTGTGGTCCGGGTACGGGATGATGCCCACACACACGCCCATGATGATGGACGGGTGGATCTCCATGGCGTCGTGCATGCTGGGATCGAACGAGTCGACGCCGATGACCATGGTGTCGATCTCGTGGCTGTCGAACCACCTCATCCGGTTCATATCCTCGAAATACCCAATGTCCTTGGACGGGTCCAGCAGCTCGTCGGCGGAGGGCGGGGACGTCCATAACGGCCGGATGAGCCGCCCCTCGTCCGCAAAGAGGTGGATCTCTCCGAGCTTGGGTATCACCGAGATGCTGACGGACCAGTCGATCAGGTGGCACTCCCTCATCCGGTACAGCGTCTTCTTGACGGACTCGGCGTTCTCGGCCCGGACGATATGACCCCACCACCCATTGATGAGGAGCTTGTAATCGCCCACCCGCACGGCAATCACGGACTCGCCGAGGCCGTCCACACCGGGGAGGCCGTCCACGATCTTTCGGAGGATGACGACGTTGAAGCCCGTGGTCGCACGGCACGCGACGCTAAAGTTCTTGACGATGCCCGCCGAGTGCCCCTCCGGGGTCTCGTGCGCGCATATGAAGCCGATCTGGGACGCGTGGACCTGCCTGATCTTTGTATTCTTGCCCTCCTTCCCGATGGGGATCAGACACCTCCTCAGGTGGGACAGCGTCGAATTGAACGTCAGACGGCTGAGCACCTGGGAGACCCCGGATCGGATGTAGCTCGATTTGGGGATGCCCCAGTTCCCCGTGGAAAAACAGTGCTTGAATCCCAGCGTGATGGAGTTCACCCTCGACATGACCACACTAATGTCCGGCCTCTTCATAAGATGAGTCTCCACCGTCCTCAGCATCCTCTTGTACAAGGTCTTGAAGAGATCCCCGACCAGGACACCGGTCATCTCGAACCTCTTGTTGTTGATGTGATCCCGGTCGTCGAATGGGATCTCGCCGTTGTGCACCCGGACCAGCCTGTTGAGCATGTGGCCGATGAACATGATCTTCTGGTTCTTGTGCGACATGATCCCCAGGTGCGGAAAGATCTCATTGTCCAGGATCTGTGATACATACTGGATCTTCTTGTCCTTCTGTGTGAACGACGATGCCATCTGGCATATCGCCCGGATCGCCTTGTCGGGGTCGTCGTGCACCATAAAGTCGTCCATCAGGTTCTCAATGATGGCGCCGTTCAGTGGGTGCACCAGACGATCCACGTCCTGACGGCTGCACCCGTACGCCCTCAGCACATACCCCAATGGCACATCGATCGTGATGTAGGGCAGGTTCATGACGACCTGTTTTGTGGAAAGGATCTTCATCTGCACAAACACCGAGTGCCCCGTCTCGTCCGACATGCTCCTCACCTCCGCACTGATCACATTCTTTGTGGACGGCTTCGGCTCAAACACAAACACCATGTTGTAATTGATCCTCTCCTGCGCGACAATCACCCTCTCCTTGCCCCTGATGATGAAGTAGCCCCCGCGATCGAACTTGCACTCCCCCTTGGATAGCCTGTCATTCTCTGTCAGATCGCTCAGGTTGCACGCGGACGATCCGACCATGATCGGGAGCCTGCAGATCGGCATGCGAGGGTGTTGTCGCACGCCGCACCCGACCATCTCCCCCGTCGTCTCATCCCTCCTGAACATTTCGGCCTCCACATCGACCGAGACGACGCTCGAGTACGTCAGATCCCTCAGTCTCGCCTCATTCGGGTAAATATGCCGGATCGTCCGGTTCTCGTCCAGGATGTAAGGCTTGTCCACGTGCACCTGTCCGAATGATACCCGGTACGCCTCGTCCTTGTTGATGTTCACGCATATCTCCGGATCCTCATCGATCGTCCTGTTGATCCGGTGCTTCAGGAAGTAATCGAACGACTCGATCTGCAGGGTCGCCATGTGATTCTGTCTGAAGAACCGACCCAGGAATTCAAATGTCGCATCCTCCATTCCTTTCTTGAATCTCTCCCTCACAATTATCCGGTAATCAATTTTCAAAAATCATTCCGTTCAGAATGATTTGCCCTTCGTCACATCTTCTCATGCTCGCAACCATCTCAAACAGGGTTTAAACCCAACTTAAGAACGACATCAACTTCTTAAGCGTGGTTTCAACCCTGATCCTTAAGTGTCATCAAAGTTGAGTGAAGTCCGCACAGGGCTTGTAGCCAAAATGTCATTTCGATCATTGCTTGAAGGCGGTTCCAACCCTGCTCATGTGAGCTTATTATGTTGTTGGGTCTTCTTCTGCTGCTTCTTTGGGTGTGCCGCGGTCAGCCATGGAAAGAATGAAGCGAACGAAAAGGCCGCGGGATGCTGGGTCTTCCTCTGCTTCGCGGGCTGCACGGGTGGAAGAAGTGTCTTTGCAGGCTGCACGGGTGCGGGATGCTGCGTCTTCCTCTGCTTCGCGGGCTGCACGGGTGCGGGATGCTGGGTCTTCTTCTGCTTCGCAGGCTGCACGGGTGGAAGAAGTGTCTTTGCAGACGTCGACTTCTTGGTCGTCTTCTTCTTGGTCGGCTTTCCACCACCACCCGTATGATGGACGTCCACCAGATCCTTTGTCTGAATGCTCTTGGATGCCTGTCGCCACAACTGTGCCGTCCTGTTTAAATCCGTCATTTTTTTACTATTACGGATAAAAATATAAAATTTTCATTCGAAATAAAATTTCATGAAGTCCTTGATCAGACACTTATCCGATATCATGATACGATTCCTGCGTGTTATCTATATTGCATCGGGTCCCCTTGTCAAACACAGAGACAGGATCCATCCGATGATTTCTCGACGCTCACCGACAACGAGACAAAGTCCTTGACGACCGGGATGTGCGACATGACCATGACGTGCTCATAGTTCGACGACAGGAAGCGGAAGAGATGATCCAGATTATGGATATGATCCTCGTCGAGCACCGACACGTTCTCATCGATGATCAGCAGCCCCGACGACGGGATGCGGGACATTCTCGAAAAGATGGTCTTCATCGCCACATCCACAATCAGCCCCTCCATCCCCCCCAGGAACGGATCCATGACGCCGTCCCCGCTCCTCACCTGCATCACGACCGATCCATCCTCGATCGTCAGGTGGATCCTCCTGTCGTGGATGAACTCGGCCGTAACATTGTGCAGGGCGTCCTCGAATGCTCGCAGCCGTCTGGTCAGCAGGAACATCGGGAAGCCGTCGCGGTGGAATACCTGCTTGGTGAGCGCCCTCAGGATCGCCGCCCGGTGCTGAAGCGCCGAGAACCGATCGCGATGGGTCCTGATCTCGGCCTCTACCCCCCTAAGCGTCGAGACCGACTCCTCGTCCATCCTGCATGAAATGACCACCTCGTTGATGTGCTCATCGATCCTGGAGATCATGGTGCTCATCTGCCGGCGTCGAGCCCGTGCTGTCCGAGAGGACTCGATATCCCTCCTCCTCGCATAGCACTCCTCCAGCTCCCTCCTCTCCGCATCGTGGCCCCGGAAGCGCTCCCATGCCCGCTTCCTCGCGAGCATCTCCGACCTCACGATGCGCGTCTGTTCGAGATCCTCCCTGGTTAACATGGCCTCCTCGCACGCACGGGCGTGTTCCCAGAACGCCCGCTCATTCTCCCGGCATGCGGTAAAACGGCGGTGCATCTCCGTCCGCCATTCATGCTCTAACTGCGTATGCGACTCGGCCGTTCGGATGAGCTCATTGTGAAGAGTCGTGTACGACAATACCGCGGCCTCCAGCCTCGACCACTGGGCCGACGTTCTTTTTTCGGGCACGGTCGCCATCCAGTCCCTCATCTGTGTCCACGGTGTCTTTGCTACGAACCGGGCGCACTCCGAATGCGCCTCCATAACCTCCGTCATCCGCTCCCCCAGGAAGCCGTTCCGATCCCTCAGTCCTGATATCTCACTCTCCAGCGAGCCGATACGATTCGTCAGTGCATGCGCCCTCTCGACCGACGGGTTCGACATGCACACTGGGCATTCGGGGTTCAGGCGCACGGCCTTCACCTCGACGAGGTGCGACCTCAGCGACTCGAGATCCTTCATCAGCCGCCTCATCTCTGCGCACAGGTCGCCCCATCCCGCCCACTCCGACCAATCGATGCGGGGACCCAACCGTGCGCCCGCGATCTCCCTGCTCCTCACATACCCATCATACGACAGGTCGGTGCGCACAGGCTCATGAACCGGTTCACCCGCCGCCTCCCACTCACGAACGAGCTCGTCGGGCACGTCCGATAGAACGGTCGCACAGCACGGGCATGGCGGGAAGCCGGGCACGACCTCGGCCCTGCTGCACACAAACGGCGCGCACGGCCTCATCCGATCCATGATATCGGCCAGGCGCTCATCGATGGCGGTCAGGAGGGCGTCGTCCCTCCACTCCTCAACAGCGACCTCATTCCGCCGCAGCGCCATCTCCTTCTCGAGCCGGGCGATCCGAACGTCCAGTTCCGAGGTGTCGTCCTCCGGGCACGGAATGACGAGGCCGTCCGCCTCACTCACCAGGCGTGCTCGCTCCTCACGCAGGCTCATCAACCGATTGTGCATCTCGGCCCTGTGCTCCGGCGTCCAGACGCTTATTCGTGATACAGAGTCGTCCAGCATCGATAGACGGGTGCGCAGACCCGAAAGGGCGGGCTCGACATCATTCGCGAGCTCCGTGGCCCATGAATCGGCCAGTGAGTCAAACACGTTGAGGCCCAGGTGCTGGATAAAAAACTCCTTGCGGTCCTTCTGGGTCATGTCTCGGAGCGCCGAACGATCGAGCCTCTGGAGCATGACGCTCATGAACATGAACTGGTCATACGTGCCAAACATTTCACGGATCAGCCGGTCGGTCGCACGCCTGTCCTCCAGGTGGATCGGCCTCTGGTCCTTGTGGAGCTCCTGTCTGACCTTTATGCCGCCGTCCTTGTTCCGGGTCATGGTCTTTTTGATTGTGAATTCGGACCCGCCCTTCTCACACACGATGCACCCATTGGCGCGCTGCTTGGTCATGCGCACCACCTCGGGCGGGGTCTGCATCCCGTGGCTCCATCGGGTGATGCGCCCAAAGAGGATGAATGTGATGACATCGATGATGGTGGACTTGCCGCACGAATTGGGACCAAACACCCCGATGATGTCCCCGCACGGCCTCCTGCTCAGATCAATGACGTTCCCCTCCCCATACCCAAACATGTTGCTCCATTCGACCCTCAGGATGCGCCACGACGCCTTGTGGCGCTGTTCGGGCCGGTCCCTGTTGATCGCCCCTATCGCCTCGGCGGTCGTGTCCTCGATGAGCCCCGCATCGACCACAGAACCGATGTACTGTCGGAGAGTGTCCCCCAGGTCGTCGAGGCTGTCGGCCGGAACGGACAGTGGCGGGGATGTGGGGGCGACCGATTGTGTCGACCCGTCGTCCTGGATCATCCACCCGATCCTGTTGTTCCGCCGCAGCATGTTCATGAACAGGGCCTTGTCGATGGCCGGTGGGACCAGCACGCGCACCCTCGCCTTTGGGGGCACCATAGATAGCAGCGCATCCACGCACTCTCGTTCGTCGCTGCACCGGGTGCCTTCTCCGACAATGTAGCCAGACGCACCAGCAGTTATCCGGATGCACTTGTGGGCATGATCATTCTCGAGTCTGTGCAGCCGGGTGGCGTGTGGTGTCAACCACACCAGCACGCCGTGATCGTCATCCGTCTCGCTAAAGTTCTGGGAGATTAGGGATCCGGCGTACGCGCACCGGGGTCCAATGAATTGGAAGCGGTGGATATCGCCCAGCATGACGGCGTCGTAGCCCTGGAAGCACGACAGGGGGATGGCGGACGTCGTGCTGCTGCCGTTGCCGAGTCTGTAGCACCCGACGCCCCCGTGGAACAGGGCGATCCCTCCATCTGTCGAGTGTTCTGCAAAGAATTCTGCGACCACACTCGGGTCGTCCCATCGGGGATCGAGGACCGACATGGTCGTGAAGCGGTCGCCGTCAATCTCATACACACCGGTGTCCTTCAGGTAGAACAGATTGTCCGGCATCCCGCCGTGGAGAACGGCCGAAAGGCTGTCCATCCTGCGCCGGTTGTTCAGCAGGGCGTCGTGGTTGCCCGGGATGACCACCACGGACGTCGCGCGGCGGCACGCCTCCGTCAGGAACTCGCGGCACAGGATGATGCATTCGGGGGTCAGCTCGACCTTGTTGTGGAGGACATCGCCCGTCACGACAACGACGCCTCTCGGGTTCTCATCGAGGAATCCCCACAGACGAGAAAAAACCGTCCTGTATTCCTCGTGCCGATTGAACAGCCTTATGTGGATATCCGATACGTGATAATAAGGCGGTGGCATTTCGATTGTTATTCGGGCTGAATTTGTTAACTCATCATTTTTCACAAGCCACCAAGACTGCTGCCGATGAATATATAAGGCGATCTGCCCGGATCTTTAGAAATGGCAGGTGCAGCATTGTTTTACATTCTTGGGACCGTGGGGGGCTCTCACGACCACCCTGATTCCCCATACACACAGACTCCCGGTCGTCCTCCTCCGCCCTCCCACGATCACCAAGGTCATGGTGTGCGACACGGCATGTGTCAGCTGCGAGGGAAACACCGACTTATCGCTCCCATCGTGTGCCGACCTCTCCCATCAGAACACCACGGGGGTCCTTCAGTGCCTGGGTCGGAGCACGTGCTGCGTAAACCGCAGAAGCTTTGATAAGTGCCGCGCCGATTGTGAGCACCATCGCATACTGTCCGCAGATATAACCTTTGCCGATAGCATAAACCCTCCACGTATGTCCACGACTGTGGATGGTGGGATGAGGATGCGCCGCCCTGTTCCGTGCCGACACGTCTCCAACCCCCATGCTACACATTCACGATACCCCGATGTGCTCTACACGAACCTGATAGTATTTGCCTTCACGTTCCTCATCTGGGTCATCATCGTAGGACTCACTTGTTTCATCATTTATGTGCCATGATCAGAATACAAAGCCCTGCACGGATTTAATTCAAATTCAGATTGATTTGAATTTTTCTCCAGATATCGTTGCTGTGTGCTCAGCGGAAGCTGAGGAGGTACAATGTCTGTTGGATGGACGCGATGAGCTCGTCGCGCACATTGAGGACGCCCTCGATCGGGGCAACGACGCCCTGGAGGAGACGTTCCATGGTCATGAGGTATTTGGCGATGGAGCGTGCCTTGCGGATGAATTTGGCCTTGGTGATGTTGCGGTAGGCCTCGTCGCTCCTGATGCCATCCTCGAAGCGGATGCGCGTTCCGGTCGCTCCCTGGATGATCTCCAGCATCTCGTCCGTCTTTTCCTCGAGCTCACTCAGCAGCCCGTCCGTCGCCTTGTGCACGCTGTACTGCTCCGTCTGCCAGTGAAAGATCCGCGCGACAATCCAAAAATCAATCAGCCTCTTGGCAATCTCCCCAATCGCTTTCGTCATTTCTGATCTAATGAATTATTTTTTTTTTATGTGGGTCTGAATTCTCTTCGCAGCTTATCTAAGAACTCTTTGTCGTTTTTAACTTGATCCCATTTATTACGATATACAATAGCCTCAGACAAGATGGATAAATCTTTTTGGAATTGAGGATCGCGGAGGAGATACTTCTTGATAAACAAGGCCATTTTGCCTCCACCGACCCCAATATTCAGGATGGACCAAATCACAAATAATAATGCATTCAGTCCCTGTATCACCATCAGCCACTTCATATTCGTGAGGAGGTCGTTCGCGAACATGATTGATATCAGCACTATTGAAAGGATGATCGATCCCATAATGATGATGAATACTATTATTATCACACCAATTTCAAGTATTAGTCCCCTAAAAAATATTAATAGTGTAAGAAGTAATGAATTAAACACAATGATGACGATGTGGGTTGTTCTGCTCATGGTAAGCAGATATCGTTGTCGGTTAGATAATCCCTGATTGTGTCGAAGGAGCTTTGTTGACTGGTGGATCACTACACTGCCGATCATTATGATGGATGCTGATATTATCAGTATCGGAAGGAGCAGGACTGATAAGAATAAGTAGTCATTGGCGAACTTCACCGTCATCCTTCGCATGCTGTCAGTCATCGATCTGAGTTCGGTATCGGTCATGGTTTTATCATGCTCAGAAAAAATTTCAGAGGAGTGATCTCACGACCCCCCACACCCTTCTGATTATCCGTCTGATCAGGGATGGGTTGTCCGACAACTGCTCGGCACGAACCGTGAACTCCCTTACATCATGCTGGTATGGTGCCAGCTTCTCGATGACCAAATCGGTCGGATTGTCCCACCACCGCGTCGCCATGAGCCTGTCGATCGTCTCCTGATCGAACCGATGCTTGACGACACGCGCGGGGTTGCCCGCGACCACCGAGAACGGCGGGCAGTCCCCCGCGAC